GAGAAAGAACACATCGGTGCTGCCCATCTTGAAAAAATTCTCGGTGGTGTGTGGAAGCAGACAAGTTATAACGGCAATATGCGTAAGAACTACGCAGGGATTGGTTATACCTACCGAGCAGACATTGACGCGTTTGTGCCGCCTAAACCATTTGCTAGCTGGCTCTTAAACGCTAATGCTCAGTGGGAGGCGCCAGTAGCGATGCCTCAAGATGGCAAGATGTATAGCTGGGATGAAGCAACAACCAACTGGGTTGAGATTCTAGGATAAAGATGTGTTCGGTTTTGATCCATTCTCAGCTTCGCCGTTCTCAGCGATCAGTGGGTCAACGAATGTATTTGACGCACAAGTAGTTGAATCTGCAACAGGTTCCGATAGTTTAGCGTCCATACTTACGGCACAACCTGCCGTATCAGAAACATCTACAGCTTCGGACAGCATTGCTCCGCAGTCTATTTACGATGTCTCCATCAATGAATCTGCCTCTGCTTCAGACGCAACGGCTGGCGCGACCTTTTTTGTGAGTTATCTTGTAGTTGGTGGTGGCGGTTCAGGCGGCAGCGGTGCGGGTAATGGTGGTGGCGGTGGAGCGGGCGGTGTCGTTGAAGCGGTTTCTTCGGATGCATTTAGTTTAAATGTTTCTTATCAAGTCACTGTTGGCGAGGGTGGCATATTCCAATCAGGGATTGCGTACCCTGGAGGTAACTCTCAGTTTTCTTCAATTACTGCTTATGGTGGTGGCCGAGGCGGTTATTACTCCGCAGCAGGGGGGTTCTATAACGGAGGGTCTGGAGCTAGCGGCGGCGGCGGTTGGAGTTTTCAAGGTATTGGTGGTCCGGCAACCCAAGGTTTTTCCGGCGGTAACGGTTCTGGTGTTGGCGCGGGTCAAAGTGGCGGCGGAGGTGGTGCCGGAGGTTCAGGAGGAAATTCTGTATCCTCTCCTAGCGCTTTGGGCGGCGCCGGTGGTGTTGGAGTTCAATCCGCAATAACTGGTTCGTACTATGGCGGCGGCGGCGGTGGCTTTCCTACTGGAGCCGGAGGCTTAGGAGGTGGAGGTACTGGCAGAGGGATATCAACGCCGCCCGTTCAGGCTGTAGCCAACACAGGGGGCGGGGGAGCCGGAGGTGGTACATCAAGTAGCTCTATTGGGAACCCCGGCGCCTCAGGGGTTGTTGTTCTTAAAATTAACAGTAATTATATAGCCACATTTTCTGGTGGCGTTACTTACTCTCAAAGCACAGCCGGTGGTTTTACTACCTATACCATCACCGCAGCCAATTCAAGTCAGACAGTTTATTTTTCAACCGTACCATTTCAAGATGTCATCAGTGAATCGGCTTCTGCATCAGATAGCATTTCCGCAGGTGCATTAAGTACCGCAACCGAAGCAGAGTCTGCAAACGCTTCAGATACGTTAGACGCTATAGCTATTCAGTTTGGTGAGGTTGTAGAAACGGCGGCTGCATCAGACGCAGTAATTACCACGCTATCTACAAATAATGTTGTCTCAGAAACCATTACAGCCACTGATGAAACAAACGGGTCAAGAACATACGACCGCGATGTATTAGAAACCGCGACAGCTTTAGATGTTGTTTCTTTAGATGCAATTTTTGCAGGGCCTATTACTGAAACCGCATCGGGTGCAGATCAAATAAGTTCTTTGCAAGTTGGGTTTGTCGATATTACAGAAACGGCCCAAGGAACAGATTTAAACACTGTAGTAGCAATAATATCAACAAACATTGCAGAGTCTTCCAATGCAACGGATATTGCTATTGGAGGAACGCCGTATGATGCAAGCATTAACGAAACGGCAAATGCAACAGATGAAACAAGCACCGGGAACATTATAAATGACAGTATTACGGAAACGGCTTCTGGCTCAGATACTACAGCCTACATAAGAATTGCTTCTGGAGTTATTTCTGAATCAGCTTCAGGCACAGATAGCGTTAGTAGCATTTACAATCCAAACGCTTTAATATCAGAAACCGCATTAGGTTCTGACAGCACATCGTCAATTTTCAGCGGCACAAGTGAAATAAACGAAACAAGCAGTGCTACGGACGCCGCCACTGGAGCGACGATCACTGACAATTTTATTAGTGAGTCTGGTTCAGCCACAGACTCAATAGCAGCAGGATTGTTATATCTCAAAGACGTTTTAGAAACAACAAGCGCCTCTGATGATATAAGTTGCCTTGCAGATTTTCAGGGCAATATTTATGAGCCTATATTTGCAGATGACAGCAATCAATCTTTCACAAATTTTCTTAATAATATTGTAGAATCAGCCCAGGCCAGTGAGACAACAGCCCCAAGCGGCTTGTTTAATTCAAGTGTTGATGAATCTGCCGCAATTACGGATGAGTCATTCCAACGGTTTTTATGGGAACTAATTAACACTGCACAAAATGCCAACTGGAGTTTAATTCAAACATGACTGTCAATCGCACAACACTATTAAACTTACCTCTCCCGGTAAGTGGTACGGAACCGGGAACTTGGGGGAACACCACTAATAACGGGCTTACCGAATACCTTGATATTTCTATTGCTGGAGCATTGAGCATAACCTCAACCGTTACCCTTGCAAACTCCACGGGGGATTCTTCAGGGACAAATCTTTCGTCCACTACAGCTCAGTATCGGACGTTGCTTATCCCAGCCTCAGGACCTTCAGCAAATATTGTAGTGACGGCGCCATCGTCGAATCGGGCCTATCATGTTATTAATAGAAACGCCACCTATCAAGTGCAAGTCCGTGCAGGCGCAGGGACGGGAGTCACATTAGCGCCAAACCAATCCGCGACAGTTGCATATAACGGAACCGATTATGTGCTTGTAGGGCCTGTTAAGACACTTAGTTCAGCAGTTAATACCAAAACAAATAACTACACAGCAACCCTAGAAGACGCCAACAAGATATTGGTTTTAACAAGCGGCGCATCCAAAGAGTTTACAATTCCCGCGAATTCTGCGGTTCCTTACGCTAATGGGACAGAAATTGGATTTGTTAATTTATCAGCAGATGATTTAACCATAGATATCACTACTGACACGTTATATTTAGCGGGACCCGGAACAACAGCAGCAAAGACGTTGGCTCAATATGGAGTAGCAACAGCCGTAAAAATTGCGTCAACAACTTGGATCATAAGCGGAACTAATTTAACATGATAGAACTCCTTGGCGGCGGATTACTTGGTTCCATCTTTGGTGGGCTGTTCAGGCTTGCACCGGAAGTGCTGAAATTACTAGATAAGAAGAATGAACGCGCTCATGAGTTGAATATGTTCCAGCTCCAAACTGATCTGGAGAAACTTCGCGGTGAATTTCGAGTGGAGGAACGATATGTTGATTACTCAATTCAACAATTGGATACCATTAAATCGGCCTTTCAAGAGCAAGCTGAAACGGCTAAATCTGCGGGTTGGTTTGTTTCTGCTATCTCGGCCTTGGTTCGCCCCGGTATTACTTGGGCTTTGTTCTTCATGTATGCGGCAGTCAAGGCGGCTGCGCTTGTTATTGCATTTGAGACAGGTGCAAACTGGACTGAGGTGATAACCAAGGTTTGGGATGAAGATGACTTTGGTGTGTTTACGATGTGTTTGACGTTCTACTTCGTTAGCCGCCCTTTGGAAAAATATAGAAAATCGTGAACGATGAGGCTAAGAAGCTTTGCAAAGATGTACTCATCAAGCCCTTTGAAGGGCTGGCTAAACTTCTGCCTGACGGAACTGTAACTTCCTACCCCGACCCCGGCACTCGTGGGCATCCTTGGACCATCGGCTGGGGGGCAACAGGGCCAGAGATTCAGCCGGGAACGATTTGGACGATGCAGCAGTGTGAGGATGCCTTAGACCATCACGTTGAGTATTTTGTTCGTGG